AGCGTTTGTAGCTGGCAAGTCCCTAAGCTTTTTCCTGTATGCTGTTTGTGCGTCAGACATTGTTACGTCGCTCATGCCTTGCCAGTCGGTGTCTTTTAGTAGTTGGTTGCGTTTGGCTCTGATGCTTTCCATTGTTTCATCAGGAGTTACATAGTCACCAACCGTAAGCTCTTCAGAAATAATAGTGTCATACTCTTTATTACCAGCAGATACAGGAATAGAAAGTACCACTCCATTTTCTGTTGCAGAAATTACTGTTTTTTCTGGGTTAGCATATTTGATGTTTGTTAATGCCATTAGCTAATTCCTATTGTTAAAGTTCTGCGGAGAACTGAGCGTATTGAGAAGCCTTACCCTCGACGACTACTCCGTTGCCATCTGTTAAACCAGAAGCAACAGTAACGCTTGTACTAACTCCACCATCAGCGTTTGTTGTCCAAGAAGGTGTGTTGTTTGAATCTCTTCCGCTATCACTGTCGTCAACTACATTGGACCATGCAGCAGCAGAAACTGAACCCGTTGGTGCTGCTCTCATGGGTCCAATGTTTGCGTTCACTAGGGTAGCAGTTGTGCTTCGACAAGTACCCGACAAAACTAACGCTGCTGCGCCACTAAATCGTTTGAAATACCTCTGACACTTTGCTGTCGTCACACTCTTATGCTCATGCTCAAAGTCAGAAACAAGCGTGCCTACCTCAAGCTGAACAGCCGACAAAAGAAAATTATTTGCGGTGTTGTCCATTAAATTCTGCTGGTTTGAAGTTGCGTATTCTTCCCCGCCTTGCCAGCTTCCTGCTGTTCCGTGAAAGTTTGTACCGGCAGTTAAAGGAAATGTAATTCTCATTCCCTCTCCAGTGTCGTTGTCAATACTGCCGTCAGGATCGCCCGGTATAACCATTGAAAAATGCTCAAAGGTGTCCGCCGATGTAACAGTAAATTCCGCTATGTAATGCCGGTTGTCGTCCGATTGCAGTAAAGCGACACAGTGAGTGCCAGATTTGGGTGATGAAACCGTAAAGGATAAGACCATAGACTTAGCCGCTGGGTTTTCATATTCAAGCATTTGCAGGTTTTGGGCCTCTAGGGAATGGCAGATGCCTACAAACTCTCCAGCAGCAACCCCTGCTTCGGCAGTCGTGCAATCTACTTTTAAAGCGGTGCGGCAGCCTCTGGCTAGACCAGAATTAGCTTCGCTTAGTGTGTCTTGTGACGTTGTAAAGCGAGCAGCACCCGGCCCTTCTTCACGTATTTTCCACCGATCTATGGCCGTATAAGTGTTGGTAACTCCACCCTGCCCGGTTATCGTCCCGCGTTGTGATATTTTCATGCCGCCATTATCTACTAAATTTTTACCTACTTGAGGATTTAAAAGACCAGTAGGACCGATTTTTGAAACTGCCATTATTTAATAACTCCTACGGTGCGTCTGGAAAGACAATTTTAGTGGGATCAGAATTTGTAGCTGGTAAGTCCCTAAGCTTTTTTCGGTATGCTGTTTGTGCATCGGACATTGTGACATCGGTTCCTGCTTGCCAGTCTGTGTCTTTTAGTAGTTGATTGCGCTTTTCTCTAATGCTGTCCATTGTTTCATCAGGAGCTACATAATCTGCAATCGTAAGCTCTTCTGCAACAATAGCGTCATACTCTTTATTACCAGCAGAAACAGGAATATAAACTGTATCGCCATTCTGAGTTGCAGAAATTGTTGTCTTTTCTGCGTTAACATATTTAATGTTTGTTAATGCCATTGTTCAATTCCTACTATTAAAGTTCTGCCGAAATGTCAATAAAAGTTGCGTCAGTTCCATCCCTACGTAGAATAAGAGCAAAGCCATCTGTAAGAGGGCTACCCGCAACACTAGTTCCTACAAATTGTAAGTGGTACTGACCCGATGTAAGAGAGTTTATGGCTCCAACTTCAGCCGTTGCGCCTCCTGCATAAAGAACATCATACGTTGCTGTTGCCGAAGAACTCAATGTTGGGGCGGCTCTTTTAGCCACACGAAAGGGAACGCCAGCAAGAAAACTTGATGTACTGGCAGCAACGCCATACCCTATTGGTTCGCCATCGCTAAAACTAAAGTCGAGCCTTTCAAAGTATCGCTGACACTTTTCCAACGTCGTACTAATAGCCTCATGCTCAAAGTCAGTAACAACACTGCCAACCTCAAGCTGGACGCCGGTCACAAAAATGTTGTTAGAAGTATTGTCAGCTAAATTTTGCTGATTACTAGTAGTATAATCCTGACTTGCTAACCACGATCCGGCTGCGGCTTGCCAGTTACCTCCAGAAAAAAGAGGAAAAGATACATATAGTCCCGGCCCCGTGTCGTCGTTAATTGTTCCGCCCGTATCGCCGGGAATAGTTACCGAAAAATACTCAAAAGTATTTACAACAGCAATAGTAAACTCAGCTATGTAGCTGCGTGTGGCATCGGCTTGATACAATGAAACACAATGAGTACCTGTTTTGGGAGAACTCATCCAAAAACTTAACGTCACATCTTTTGCTGACGCAGTACCCCACTGCAAGTGCTGAAGATGTTGAGCCTCAATACGATGTTGCAGATTAAGTAAATCACCACTAGCAACTGTAGACTCGACAGTTGTACAGTCTAGTTTCAAAGAATTAGCGTGTCCTCCTCCTCCACTACCGTTTTGAGTAGTCGTAAATCTAGCTTGCACAGAACCAGATTCCTGAAACCAAAATTGATCTACAGCCGTGTAAGCGTTGTACTGACCTGTTTGCTCTCCACGCTGACTAACATTTGCGCCACCATTAGTTACAAGGTTCTTACCAAGCTGCGACACACTACCTGCAAGACCAGTAGCACTAATTGTTGAAATTGCCATTATTTAACTCCTACTCTTCTGCGTTAAACGCTGCTGGCGCAGTGTCAGGCTTTTTCAAATCATCAGGAATGTCACCATCCCAATCAAGAATTTGCGTTGGTAGTCCCCTTGCTACAAACTTTTTCTTGAGCGCAGCAGTGAAACCAGAGTCACGCTCTTCCATCGTCTCGATGATGGCATCGAGCATCTCGTGGTTTTGCCAGATTGCACCAGTAGTAATCCGTGCTAGCGCACCAGTGTTGACAAGCGATTGCTCTGTATCAGGACCAGTAGGTGCCCACGTCTCATCTGGTATTACTTGAATGAGTTTAGTTAGTCCAAGTTGTTCCTTAGTATATTTATTCTCGTCAAACCGCGACTTTAACATTTGATCGCTAAGTTTTCCTTCAGTCTCGCCTTCTCTCCAAAGTTCATAGCTACGCAGCAACGCCGCATCATCCCAAGCATCGAAAGCAGTTACTGTTGTTGAGCCATCTACAAAGAGATCACCATCTTCATCAACAATAAGTAAAGTGCGGTGAGTGCCACCAATAATATTGCCCCTAACAGATAACACGTTGCCGTTAGCCTGTAGCGTGTCACCAGCATTTGAGCCATTATGCCCGTTGTATACGATGTTAATTCCACCTATACCGCTAGAGGTATGCGTTGTAGACAGTCCATTGCCATCAGCAAAACCTTCAAGCAGTAGCGCGTTAGTGCCGTAGTTGTGTGGCTTCATACCCGCAATGTATAATCCGCCTACGCCTTCAACCTTGCGAATGCTTCCAAATGTATCTGTTTCGGTTGCAGCAAAATTACCAAGACCTGTCGTAACATCTGAAGATTTAAGAGATATAATTTCGTCGTCAGCACCTTTTTGGTTAATGGTAATACCCGCCGCATTTGTTGCGTTGGCTGTGTCATTAAAAAGGAACTTGCCTCCGTTGGCTGTCGCTTGCTCCCATTGCGCGACTAAACTATCTCCGTCATTCGCAGTGTAAAACTCAAGTTTTGAACCACCAGCACTAGAGTAGTCATTACGGCGTGATGACACGATCTTTCCGCCGGTTATACCAGCATGTTGAAACGCTAGCGTTGCAGTTTCATCTGTCGAGCCAGCGGCTGCACTGTTATTAATTGTTATTGATGTATCGCCACCGTCATGTGCAACAGTTGTAGTGATAACACCGGATGTAACAATGTCGAGGTTTTCGTCAATGGCAATAGCTGGAGTCGTACCTACGGCAGAACCTAAACCAATCAACAAGTCATCAGTGCCATCGTCAAGACCAATGTAAAAGTCCTGCGCGTTGCCATCAAATACAAGCTTCGTATCCTCTGCACCAGCATCGCCAATAGTAACTGTTGGTGTAGACCCAGTAATTGTTAAGCTATCAGTAAGCGTAAGATCAGCATCTAACTGTGTAGATGATAGCGGAGAGCGAGAAGGTGCTGTTCCAATATAAGCCATTAAGTAATCTCCATAACCGACAGGATAATATCCGTAGCCGCACTCCCAGTTAGGCTCAAGGTATCGGTAGTTTCCATAACTACTTTGTTACCTGCTAACAGT